CTTTCTCCTTAATTTGGTTAATTAAATTAAAACTTCTTTTATTTTTATTATACCCCTCGGACACACTTTCACCCGGAAATTATCTATAACTTCCTAAAAAAGGTCTGCCAATCTGTAACCGTTGCAGAACCTTCACTTGATTAAAACTGTTAAAATCCCCCTCCCTCACCACTAACTCATTCAACCGCATTATGCCTATCTCCTTTTCTTTATCCGTCTGGTTAAGCCCATACATGGCCGTGACATGGGCATACTTGCGTTTGTCCTCACTGAAGTCACTCTTCCCCACCGTGTCCTTGCTGTAACTGGTGGCTGCCGCCTGGGTAAGTGTTATCACCAGACAATGTTTTTCCTGGCTCAAATTCCTCAACCGCTGCCAAGTTCGGTTCACTATGTTACGATAATCCAGGCCCTTACAATCCGGCTCCGGGGCCATGATGTCAGCATAATCTACAATCATCACATCAGGAACAAACCCCTCTTGCCGTTCCCATATACTCAGCAGGTTTTTTATTTCAGCCACTGTCAAGGTTTCATTTGGGTATGTACAAAGTTTTATACGTTTCTCATGCCGTTTACGGAACGCCTTGGCAATCCGGGCAGCCTCCCTCCAGGTTAAAGGCTTTACCGGTTCCCGCCACTCCAACCAGGGGCACCCATGCAGCCGGTCACAATTTCGACAGGGTTTGTAATCCGGGTACTTCTGGTACCGCTCCACCAGGAGATCCTTGGTGACCTTGCGGGGTGCTATGTCATTACGCTCATGCTCATCAAATACCCCAAAGGAACACTCCCGCTCAGGCCGCTCACAAGTGTCCAACTGGTTCTCTGTGCAATCCAAAACAGGTACAAACATTCCCCGGCAATACAACTCCCGGTCAGAACGCCGGGCCAGGTAAACACAAAACCGCCTGAGCTGCTGGTCCTCACTCATATCACCGGCCTGGAAAAACACCGTATTACATCCGCTTGTCATGGCCCGAATGGCAAGCTCCATAGCCCAGAAGGTCTTCCCCCTTTTCTCCGGCCCCATGAAGGCCACAAACCCGTCCCGCACCATCTGTGCGTTTAAGAACTCCCCCAACACTTTCGGCAACTTGATCAGCGGGGTGGAAGTCTCTGCAAAGGCCCGTTTGATCCTTGTAGCACTTTCAAATGGATCTATGGAGGTATGGGCCTGGATAACTGCTGAAGCGTAGCCTGTGGCCAGTTTTTCGGCCTCTGTAATGTTACCTTCCCCTACCTCAGCCTTTATCTCCTCTGCAAAACTTCGGAGGTGCTGTTCCTGGAAATACGTTTTGGTTTCATCTGCCAGGTACCGGGCGTTAAAATGCCCCCGGTCATATTCGTCACTAAGCCCGGCCAGGATATCTTCTATGTCTTCAGCCCGGTCTTTGTCCAACCCGGCTTTCAGCTTCTGGGTGTAAATCCCTTCGATGTCCCGCCCTGGGGCTGTTTGATATTTCTGGAAATAATCCACACACCAACCGGCCATCTGCCGGGCTGTGATTGAGGACAGGAGTTGAGAGTTCCAAAAGTCAAAAACCATTTGATGGTACTCAGTACTCACAATTAACCCAGTAACAATTCGTCGTTCAATGAACTCCTCATTACTCAAGTTAGTATCCTTCCTGTGAATAAATCAAAACCAATTTCTTTTTGGTATTCCTGTACAAACTTACCTAATACTTTTGACCTTGGCCCAAACATGTTGGGAGTAACCTGACTTAACCAAGTGATCTCTGATAACCACTTCTGATACTTTTCCAAAAACTCCGGGGCATTAGGAATCATCTGCCACTTTCTCCACCGATCTTGGTTAGGGTCAAATTCATCATGCAACATGGATTCTTCTGGTGGCCTCTGCTGTTCCCCTGCAAACCACTCCAGTAACTGTTCAGTATAAAAGGCTGTTTGATCCTCCCCGGATGTGCTAGGTTGCTCCCTGGAAGTTTTGGTGTTGCCCAGGTCAGCCGGGTTGTCCTGCCACCGCTTTTGATTCAGCCAGGTTTTGGGAGTAGGAATAAATAATGGGTCTTGCCACTGAATACTTTTCTTTTGGAAGTGCAGGGCCAACTTAACATCCCGCCACCTTGGGGGTGTTTCAGTTTTCCTGGTGCAGATATTGTTCCATAATTTTTGGGCCTCACCTTTGGAGCCTTTACCATTCTTTCTTTTTGGGTACATGCTCCAGAAGGTTTCAAAATGATGGGGTCTAACTTTTAACAAATCCGCCGAAGAATAATCTTTTTCTTTAATATTATTTATATTAGTATTATTAGGGGGTAGTTTCCGGGTACCCGGTTTTCCGGGGTCCGGTTTCCCACCACCCGGTTTTCCGTCCTCTGGTTTTAGTAATGGGGTGTAGTTATTCTCCCGTAACAACTTCAACACCTCAACCAGATCAAACTCCCCAGGTTCATCTGTGTAAGCCCAAAAACTGCCAGACCATTTTCCTGTTGTTGTATCCTTGTACGGTATACGCTGAAGGTACCCGAACTCAACCAATTCTGTAAGGCCGTTCGTGATTGCCCCCTGCCCTTCTTTCATCAGGGAACACAGGGTAACAGCATGGCTGGCCCAACCCCATTTGTTGCTTAACAATAAACAAAGCAGGGTTTTGGCTTTAGCGGTGATCTCCGGGTTCCTCAACAGCTCATTAGGAATCTGAGTAAAGTTTTTTGTACGGCTGCAATTCTTTGAATCAGGGATTACTTTTTTTACGGTTCGATTCATTCCTCTCCTCCTTGAATCTCTGCGTAGGCGATAAGGTGTTTGCGGTACCAATCTGGTTGTTTCTTCATTGTTCTAACGTCCACCACACCTAAATCGCTAGAACAAAAATTTCCTTGAATTAAAAACTTCTGCCAAGGCTTACTCTCCGGCAACTTTGCATCTCCCATCACTGTGCCGGAACCATCTCCATTAGTATCCCGATAGGTCCACGGCGAGGCGGCGCAGGATTGTTGGCCCATAACAAAACCTTCATCATGTGCAAACATTAGTGGGTTAGGATCATCTATTAATTCTCTATTACTCATCTTATTTTCCTTTTCTCATTAAAAAGGGGCTGGCAGGTTTTAAAGGCTTATACTTACACCAACCCCTCCTAAACATTTCTTCCAACATTATTTTTATATTAGCAACCCATAGGCTTACCCCCTTTCTTTAAATCATTTACAACTGGCCACATACAAAAGCAAAAAGGGCACACAAACCTGCTATTAAAAATAATTTTCCTCCATATCTATTACTACGCATATTAAATATCCCGGCAACCATAAAAATTGCACATAATACCATTCCAATTATCCATCCATTACCAAAGTCTTCCATTACTCCTCCTTAAAGTTATTTCTTTAACAAACTCATCAGCCTCTTGCTGGAGCATTCCACCAGGATCACCCGGAATGGTTTCTTGCCTGGCTCGAACACCCCGAAACCGTAATTCATTTACCAGTTTACCGGCTTGTGCCTGGGCTTGGGGCTCCTCATCAAACACCACTACTACTTCCGTAAATATCTGAGCCAAAAGTTTAACCTGAGCCGGGATGTAGTTTATCCCGAACACTGCACAAGCTAGCCCACCAAACCGCCACACATCCGTGATGCCTTCAACCACAATACCGAACCCGTGCCAGTTTTCCTCCTTGCCATACAGAATTCTTTTGTGGTGGATTAGCTCCCGGCTTTTCAAACAAGCCTTGTATTTCAGCGGGCTTTTACCACTCACATCACGGGCCTGGAAACTAACCATTTCACCTTCCCAATGAATGGGAGCCAGAACACGGTGCTTGTATTGGGCTTGGTCAAGCGTACTCACCGGCCCTGTGGAAAGCAGCCCCCATTCGGTTTCAAGCTGCCCAGGGCTAAAATTACGCCCTTTAAGGTACTGTTTGTGGTGGGGTAACAGAGGCCCTACACCAGATGGAAGAGCAAAAGGGGTTTTCGGAAGGCTGGGAGGAGTATCCAGCCCCCTTTCTGCCTGAGTTGCCCTGCCCTGGTACTTGTGTAAAACACTTTGAGCCTCTGTTTGTGTTACCCCGCAAAGTTTTGAAATTGCCTGAATACGGTTTTTCCACCCGCATCGCCAGCAGCGGAAATAATTGTCCTGAAGGGAATACCCCAAGTGGAACCCTGCACTGCCTTCACAAAAAGGACAGGCCATGTTCACCCAGCCGGGGCGATGGTGTTTGTGCCCTGGTGGAGCCTGGGATATTCCGTAATCAGTTAACAGATTTGATAGGTTCATTCTGGTATTGGCATCCAATCATTGTCTTCTCTAAAGTTTTTGAAATAATCACCAAACTTAATATCCCATTCTTCTACACCCTTAGCCCATCTAACAATGTGATAATAATAGTCCCTGGACGGCAAACTTCCCCCTCGCACTAAGAACCAATTTTCATCTTTTGGCGGTTCCTGGTCTGATACTTTGATCCAGGGGGATTTATCTAATTCTGCTTGGTGGAACCTCAGGCATCTAGCCGCCCAACCGGGTCCACTGAAATACCCTTGCTGGGATTTTAAATATTGATCTTCACCGTACTTAAGAAAAGCCTCTATAGCATTTAATACTTGATTCTTAGTAAATGTTTCTTTACTCATCACTCCTCCTTTTTTTTGACAGTGGTGTCTCATTAAATACCCAAGCATTTACTAAACCCTTAGCAAGTGGATGTGAACGGTTAACAGGAGTTTTTGGATATTTTAGTGTTACATAGTGCGAATAAATCTTCGGAATGTTCTTATGTGATGATTCCCTAAATCCTTCCCCATCATCCCACTCGATTTCCCCGGTCTTTTTACCCCCTTCATATAAAGGACAGCAATTTAAAAATTCTAAATCGTTATATATTTTTCTAATAAAAACGACTGTCTCATAATCTTCAAATCTTTTCTTTTGCCATTCCCCATCAATAATGGGTTCCCATGAACCAACGGCATCAGGTCTATTCTTCATCTTCATTTTATCACTCCTCCTTTTTCTAAAAATCCTTTTGTTTATATTATACCCCTATACGGTGGTTTCACCCAGAATATATTTTATTTCCCGGATACCTTTTTCAATCCGGGTGCGTTTCCAGCCCATGCCTTCCAAGGTTCTCCACACGGCTCCACAGCTCATTTTACGTTGGCCGGAGTAGTATTCCCCCGGTGAGTTGAAAATAAACCGGCAAATCTCCCGTGCATCAGCCCCCAGGGTTTCCAGCTTTTCCTGAAACCAAACGCCCCGCTCCTGGGTGGGCTTTGTTTTGAAAAGCATTTCTTTATTTACTGGCATATATTCCACCCTCACCAGATGACGATACCTCCATTGTTGCCGCATGCAGTTCTGGAAGTGATTCCGAACACAGGTGTACAGGTGGGTTGAAAACTTGCCCCGTTCCGGATTGTGGGTGTGGGCCGCTTTGGAAAAGATCAAACAACCTTCACAGTATAACTCCTCATAGTCAATCCCACTGGTATGATGAAAACTTATAGCAATTCGGCTTATTAGGGCCAGGTAATCTTCGGCTTTTAATTCTTTCATTTCTTCCCCTTATAAAAAATCAATTATAAACATTCTTAGTAAATATAAAAAGGCAGCTATAATCAAAGAATGGGAAACTCGTCTCGAAAAAAGTTCTGCAAATTCCCATTTCAATATACTCTTAGAACTACCACTAACAATATCACAAGTTAAAATTCCATACAACACTACTACCCACAAAGCAAAGAACATCATCATTTCTTCCCCTTTACACTCAGGATAATCCGGGGCGGTTTAGGCATCGGGGTACCCTTTCGTTTTGGACTTTGGGCAATCACACAGGCCCGTTCTATAGCCTGGGTTGCCCGGTTAATTTCTGAACCTATTTCCATACACGTCAAAAAGTCCTCACCCTTAAACTCAAACAGGTCTTGTAGTAGATTAGACAGGTCCGATAGGTCCTGGTCAATCCGTTGAAGTTTTTTGTTGCCCAGCTGGATTGTTTCCCTGAACCGGCGGGTGGCCCTGACATTATAAGTTAAAAGAACCATTACTGCCACCAATCCTTTCTTTCCTGTTTATCACACCACAAGGAGTAACAAATAAAAAACACCCCAAAAGCCAGGTATATGAATGCTATGAACCAAATCAAATGTGGTGACATGATTATCCCCTTCCTTGGATTAAGGTATCAATTGGATCTTCTTTGTCTTGATCCATTATCCCAAGATAGAAAAGCCAACCCTCTTCCTTATCCATAGCAAGTAAAACTTCTTGGTATGCCTCTACTCTTCCCGTGTGGAAAAATAACAGGGCACGGCCTAGAGCTGTGGTTGGATGTTCACATACCTTAATTCTTTTTTCTTCATACGACTGTGCTCTTTTAATAAGTTTTTTTAATTCTAATTGTTTCATTTCTTCCCCTCTTTCAAAACCCTGCTTAACAGGGCGGTTAATAATTCGGTTTCTTCCACTTTCTTGCCATCTAAAATCTCAGTACTAATTTCCCGTTTATTATCTATCATCCCAATACATTTTTCTTCTTCTATGGTGTTGCTTGCCACTAAATAATAGGAGTTCATTTTGTCTGACTTCTGCCCTATTCGCAACACCCGGTCTTCACATTGGTCATGATCCCCAGGGCTGTCCGCTAATTCAGCAAACGCCACCCGGTCGGCTGCAAACAAATCTATTGCCTCACCGGCTGCCTGGATATTCCCCACAAACAATTGAACTGCCGGGTCGGTCTGAAACAAATCTACAACTACCTGCCGGGCTGTGCCAGTAGGAACTGAACCATCCAGCTTAACAGCTATCTTCCCGAACTCCTCCATCAACTGGTTAATAACCTTTTTATGGGTTGCAAACACCACCAGCTTCTGGCCATCCTCTAAGGTGTCCCTAATCCACCCTACAACACCCTTCATTTTGCCCGTGGCGGCAAGTTGTTTCAATACCCCTACCCTAACAAGGGTTTCAGCTTTGCGGGCTGCCAGGGCCGATTTAAGTCCTTTGTTTTCAAAAACCCACTGGATAAAGTCAGTCCGTGCCCGGTTATATTCTTCCCGGTTGGTTATTTCCAGGGGTACCACGCTCCGCATCTTTTTGGGGAGCTGTGGCAGGACTTCAGCCTTTGTTCGCCGGATCATTCCCCAGTCACCCAACCGTTCATGAAGTTCAAGCATGTTGGAATGGCCGGAAACGTCCCAACCGAATCCGTTATGTTTGGCATCACAATAGCGTTTTGTAAAGGTTTTGTAATTTGGCAGGTCTGGGCTATCAACCAGTTTCAGGGCGTTGTAAAGTTCTATGGGTTTACTCTTAACCAGGGTGCCAGACAGGCCCAGAAGATGAGGAACTCCCCGGCAGAGTTTCTTAACCGCTTTGGTACGAAATGCCTGGTTGTTTTTTATCCTGTGGCACTCATCAATAATTACCACATCAGGTCGGGAATCAATAAGGAAATCCACCCAGCCAGTGCGGGGCAGTTCCCGGTACTTTTTCCGGTCATCTTGGTCCCGGTATTCTTCATATTTGTTTGCCAGGATATCGTAATTTAAGATAACCACGTTTGCTGTAATAGCATGAACCGGCTTTTCACCTTCAAGTATTTGAATACTGGTGCGGTTTGTCCACAGCCGGAGTTCCCGTTCCCACTTGAGTTTTACGCTGGCAGGCACCACAATAATCACCCGGCCAAGTTCCGGTCTCAGGGCCAACCAACTCAAGGCTTGAATGGTTTTGCCGGTGCCCATGTCGTCACCAATTAAGGCCCGTCCATTACGGATTTCAACAAACCGTACGCCTTCCCCTTGAAACATATACAGGGCCAGGCTGGAATCACGGGGAGTAGGTAGGGAGCAGGTGGGGGCTTGGGTTACCCTGGTTGTTTCTTGGTTTCGGTATTCCTGTAACCGGAGGTCAATATCAAAGCCCCACTCATGGAGTTTCTGTACGGTACGGAGCTGAAGGGGGGTAGTCCAAAACTTCACGCCCCCTAAATTATAATACCGGTGGCCTGAAAGAGTTTTCACCCGTTCTACGTCTTCAACATCGTATGGGAACCAAATTTTTACGGCTGGTTTTTTGGTACGCTGGTATTCTGCGTACACTGCCCGGCGGGCATTCACTTTTTTACTCCTCTGTTAAAAAGTTGCGTGTTAATTTACCCTGTTATAATAACTCATCAAGGTAGTCAGGTTCCAATCCAAAAACCTCTTCACAAATATCATAAGCTGACGAATCTTCCATGCTAATTCGATTGTGTAAATCTTCTCTGGTTTCTTCAATTAAATTGTCTGCTTCAGCTTCTGTTAATTCATCCCGGTCCATTAAAATCTGTTTAATCGTTTTCATGGTTCTCTCCTCTGTTAAAAAGTTTAATTTTCTTTAAAATAAATAGCTATTGAGGTTTCTTCAAACTGATCAGATTCATTATTCAAAATTCCATAGTAGAAACCATGCTTTAATGAATCCATTAAATTTTGTAACCATTGGTGGCAATCTTCCAGGGTATCAGCTTCAAACTGCCACCCCTTGCCATTGTCCGGGTTCTTACTTGCGATTGCTGTAAACTTCATTTTGTTACTCCTCGATTTAAAGATTTAAGGGTTTTAACAATTAATTCTCTAGCTTGTTTGGAGTGTCGTTGCGGGAGTAGATCTTCAAAGAATATTTTTATTTCTGAAACATCCCACCCTTGAACTTCTGTTTGTTCAATTAATTTTACCACATGGTTTTTATTCATTTTAAACTCCTCAGTTTGGTTATTTTTGTTACTTTCCATAATTTAATTATAATCCCGTTTATGTTAAAAAAGGGAATTATTTTTAATAAATTTATTAAACCCCTGTAGACAAAGGAATAATAATTTTATTCTTTTACTGCATAAGGGGAAAAGCCCCCAGAACAGGGGCCAGGAAAGAAGGAGCCAAGCAAAAAACCGTTACCAACCAAGCCAGGCGGCCAGCAGAGTACCTCCAAAGGTACCCAGGACCACTCCTACCGTAATCACCGCTGCCCACTTGATGCGGAAATGTTCATTTACGGTTATGCGACCATCCTGGATATCCCCATCCTGTTTCAATTCAATGAGATCCTCTTTGCATACCCCCAACCGTTCAATCAATAGTTTATTTTGGCTTAAGGATTCATTAATTTGTTTCCCCTGCTCCTCCAAATAATGCCATTGTTTGTCCGTTGCTTTCTCTACTACTTCCATTCTGATATCCAACCTATCCATCCCATTGCTCACTTCAGCCCCGTTTCTACTTTTTGAAATATTCTGCGGCGTACCCAACGATCACCAACCCAGTCAAACCAATAAAACAATCCCTAAAAACAAGGTCTGAAATCAAAGCCACACCATCCGCATTATGAATGGCTGCTAAAGTACAAAGTTGAAAACTACCTATAATCCAAATAACAAATTTACGAACCGATATTGTCTTCGTTGTATCAATCATGGTCCCAACCTCCCAGCGGCAAACCCTATGGCAAGGGCACCCGCTAATTTAATGTTATCCGTCCATTTCCAGCCCGCCTTGGTTTTCCACAACCGGATCTGTTCTGTCTGGCTGGATACCACTTCCACGCATTGCAACCCCTCCAACTTCAGGGCTCCGTTGGCATTCTCCAAGGCTTCCCGGATTTGCTGGTCAGCCAGTTGCTTAATCTTGTACTCTGTGATGATTTGGTCTTTGCGTTTCACCTGCTGTCCAAGTTGCAAGATCATCTGATTGTTTGAAATTGCCAACTCTCGGCGTTCCTGCACCTCAATATTCATCAGTTGAATTAACTCAGGGAGCCGGGCCTCTGATACCACCCCATCCAGGAACCTTACTGGGTAAAGAACGGCGGCTTGCTGAATAGCAGTTTCCGTATTTATGTCGGGCAGGATTTCCAGTTCCAGGTTGGAAAGCCGGGCGACTACGGCAGCCTTTTCATCCTTGGTTTTTTCCAGTTGTTTTTCAGCGGCCCCCGTAGCTTGTTCCAGCTCCGCAATACGTTTATCAGCAACCCGGCGGGCATTGTCACCCCTTACCATTACCTGTTTGAGTTCCAGTTCTTTTATTGCCGTTCTACGCTGGACCTGGTCCAACACTATCAAGGCTTGCTCAGTTCTTTCCTGGGCCGCCTGGATTTCTTCATCAACCTTTTGTTGGTAAATATAAAAGGCTATACCGGTCAGGAGCAGACAAATAATGACTGCAATCAAATTGTTTCTCATACCCTCATAACCCTCCTCTGCCCCGGAAGTAAGCCAGGGTCACGGCCACTACCGCTGCAATGATGAACGGCCCGGCAACCAGCCACCACCAATTTCCACCCCCGGTTTTGGCAGCAAACATAAAAAGTTCACTCACGGCAACAATAGCCAGTAATTCCCATACTCGAAGTCTGATTGAATCCCTCATTAATTTTACAATTTCCATCATTCTATTCCTTCCATTAAGACTGCTTCCCAGCCCTGATTAAAATTATCAAACCATTTTTCCGGGTGGGGTTTCCCAGGTCTCCAGGCTTTAACGTACTGTATCCACCCGCCCAAAGCATCCTTCTGATTCGGCAAAGCGTCTGGTAATTTCCATAGGTTTAGCCGGGCAAAAGCGGAAGCCAGGGCATCACTAAAAGTTATGGCTTCAAAAACGTCTTCTTTATTTATATATAATCTATCCAAAACAACCTGGGCAAAATAAGACGTTGTCGGATGTTCAATTACACCCTTGACCCCAATA